TGCAAAAAGCATAAATGGGCTTGCGAGAGATTCTTGCAAGACTTTGCCAAAGCGGGGACAGAAGAATTTCCTTGGACATTTGATAAAGAACGTGCAGAACGATATTTTGACTGGATGCGATTGTTTAAACACAGCAAAGGTCCGCTTGCAGGACAGCAAAAAGACCCTGTAATTTATGAAAAATTTGTTTATGGCAACATTTACGGATGGATTCATAAAGATACGGGATTCAGGCGTTTTAGAAGGTCATATGAACAAGTTGGAAGAAAAAATTCAAAAAGCATGGACAAAGCGATACAGGCGCTATATGAGATTTCGGCTTTTGGAGAGTCTCGCGCCGAAGCTTATGTTGCAGCAACCAAAAAATCAGACACGCGACACGTATGGGGTGAAGCGAGTTGGCTATATAAACATTCAGACTTATTAAAAGATAAGTTTGTAACTAAATTTGATACAGAACTGCAATCGGTTGTAATTTTGCATAAAAAAAGCGGTTCATTCTTTGCCAGACTTTCAAAGGATGATAAAAAATCTGGTGACGGAACTAACCCGCAGTTTGAAGTACTAGATGAATATCATCTTCACGAAACGACAGAATATTACGATCTTGCAACTTCTGGCATGAAAACACGTACTCAACCTTTGCTGTCCATTATAACCACGGCTGGCTTCGATCTTAGTCATCCATGTTATACCGTTGAATACGATTATGTATCGAAAATCCTCGACCCCGATAACCCTGTTGAGAATGATCGCTATTTCGTAATGATATGCGAAGCAGATATGGACGAAGAAGGCAAACTAATTGATGAAGTATCAAGCGATGCAGCCAGAATGAAGGCCAATCCGATTATTGGCGATACTGAGGTTGGTAAAGAGTCAATCGAAATCGATCTGCAAGAAGCGCTTGACAAGCCTGACAAGATGCGTGACTTCCTGACAAAAACACTAGATATATGGATTAACCAAAAGCCACTTGGATACATGGACATGGCAAAGTGGAAATCATGCGGTGCAACTTTGAAGCGACCATTCCCGGACATTACCGGCAGACAATGGAAGGTTACCGCTGGTCTTGACCTTGCAACCAGAATTGACCTTGCAAGCGTAGGTTTTGAAATAGACATGGGCGACACAATAGCGGTTATGAGCCATTCGTTTATGCCGCGCGAAACTTTTGAAAAACGTCTGAAAGCCTCCCATAAGATACCGTTTGACCGCTGGGAAAATGAAGGCTGGCTGACTGTAACACCAGGCGCACAAATAGAATATGCGGCTATACTTGATTATATTGTTGAGACATACGACAAAAACAACTGGCGCAGGGACGAAGCCTGTTTTGACCGCCACCTTGCAACATGGCTTGAAGGCGAAATGAACTCAAGGAAATTTGTATCAATTGAGGTGCCGCAGATTATAACAATGCTGAGCAATCCGACAAAAGACTTCAAAGGCATTGTTTACAATATTTCCGCAGAGGAAACCGACAGGAAATTGATACATGACAATAATCCGGTGCTGACATGGGCCATATCAAACGCAGTGACAAAGCTGGACCATAACAAAAACATTATGCTCGACAAGGAGAAATCCAGCGAATGCATAGATCCCATAGCGGCGCTGATGAACGCTCATTTCAGGGTGATGCTGAGCAAAAAGAAAAAATCAGTTTATGCAGAACGCGGAGTCATAACTATGTGAGGTGAAAACATGGACATAAGATGCGCAAATCCCGATTGCGGCGGCGAAAGAAAAATGTTCGGGCAGCTTATAAAAGGCAATATCCTTATATGCCGCAGTACAGAGATTCAATTCATTGCAGATGACGAAACAGAGATAAAGATTCTTTGCGGCAGATGCAAGACGTATACAAGCTTAATTATAAAATAAAAAGAAACATAGAGTCCATTGAGGCCAGTTTCTTCCGTTAATTCGGGAGGACTGGCCTCTTTTTTTATTGCCTGAAAGAAGGTGACAATCGATATGAAACAAAAACCATTAATATCATGGCTCCCCGATATCAGCATAATTCTTGGCATTATCATGCTGGCAGCAGGGCTTTATTTTATATACAAACCGTTAGCCTTGATAATGCCCGGCATATTCCTGATTTATGCAGGATGGCCTAAAAAGGGGGTGAAGTAACATGGGGATATTAACAGGGATGCTTGAAAAACGCTCAGGTGTTGCAAACCCCGAAAAATGGCTAAAAGACTTTTTTGGCGGACGTGACAGCAATAGCGGCGTACAAGTAAATGAGCAGTCGGCATTAAGCTCAACTGCCGTGTGGGCTTGTGTGCGGCTACTTAGTGACACATTCGCCTCACTTCCGGGATTTGTCTATAAAAACATGGAGCCTAAAGGCAAGGAAAAGGCGAAGAAATACCCGCTTTACAAGCTTATTCACGACAGCGCAAACCCATTGATGACTTCTTTCATTTACCGCGAAACCATGATGGGACATATCCTCACGTGGGGCAACTGTTATTCGGAAATTGAATATGACAATAGAGGCTACCCAATAGCGCTATGGCCTTTACGACCTGACAAGACCAGACCGGAGAGAGACAAAAAAACAGGAGAACTTTCCTACATAACGCAGGTTGACGGGCAGGAATACAAACTGCCTAAAAATAGAGTTCTTCACATCCCGGGCATGGGCTTTGACGGCTTAAAAGGCTATTCGCCCATATCAATGGCACGCGAAGCAATAGGGCTTTCACTGGCTACGGAAGAGTTTGGGGCGAGATACTTTGGCAGCGGAACACACCCGGGGGCGGTAATCACAAGGCCACTTGATGCACCACAGCTTGACAGCCAAAAAGACATAGAAGATTTGCGCAAATATCTGATAGACGCTTATGGAGGGCTTGGTAAATCTCACAGGCTGATGCTGCTTGAAGAGGGCATGGATATAAAGAATATTGGCATTCCTCCTGAAGATTCACAGTTTCTTGAGACAAGACAGTTTCAGGTAACGGAAATAGCGAGATTCTACGGAGTGCAACCCCATTTAGTGGGGGATCTCACCAAAAGCACAAATAATAACATAGAGGAACAGGCAATAGAGTTTGTAATCTATACTCTCAGGCCATGGCTCGTCAGGTGGGAGCAATCACAGAACATAAGCTTGATACCAGAAGAGGACATGGAACAATATTTCGTTGAATACCTTGTTGACGGACTGCTAAGAGGTGACTTCAAAAGCCGTCAGGAGGGCTTGCAGATACAACGCAGGAATGGAATTATCAACGCTGACGACTGGTGTGAGATTGAGAACAAGAATCCACTGGGTGGCAAGGTTGGTGAACTGCATATCGTTGAAACCAACATGCAATCACTTGAATACCTTGCGGAGAACCCGGCAGCAAGTCAAAAACCGCCTGGAAATCAGCAGAAATCACTTAGAAGAGCTTACGAAAGGCTCTTTTTTGATGCACTGATGCGCATTTATAAACGTGAAAATGCTGATATCCAGCGTGAAATCAGGCATGAAAACTTCAACGATTGGGCTAACGAATACTACAAAAACCCGCCTGAATACATAGAAAAGAACCTTTTGCCAGTGATTTTAAGCTATTTTGAGGCTGAAAACCAGCCTGTTTCAGAAGAAAAAGCCCGTGAAATGTGCGGCAATTTCGCAAAAAACCACTGCAAACGAGCCTTAAACACTGTTTTAGGGGGCAAAGAACTTGAAATAGAACAGATTGACCTTTTATGGAAGGAGATGAGCGAAAATGAGTAAACAAATGGAAAAGAGAATTTTTAACTTGTCAGAAATCAGGATTGAAAAACGAGGCGATTCTAACGCGCCGGTTATATCAGGCCACGCAGCAGTATTTGACACCTTGACAGACATGTGGTACTACCGTGAAAAAATTGCGGCAGGCGCATTCAAGAAAACATTGAAAACATCAGACGTGCGCGCTTTATTCAACCATGATTCAAACTGGATACTTGGGAGGAATACAAGCAGCACCTTGTCTCTTGCAGAAGATGACACAGGGCTTGCCGTGGAAATCAATCCGCCTGATACACAGCTGATTCGGGACATGGTTTTAACTCCAATGGAGCGGGGTGATCTGAATCAAATGTCCTTTGCCTTCATGGTAATTGATGAAGAGTGGGAGGAAAAGAAAGGTGAACTGCCTGTCAGAACCATAAAAGAGATTGACCCGCTATTCGACGTGTCTGTAGTGACCTTTCCCGCGTATCCAACCACTGACGCAAAGGTAAGAGATATATTTTCACAGTCAGGAATTGACTATGACTCACTGTCAGACATGATTTGCAGGGCAAAGCAAGGCTTTCCAATGCAACGGAAAGACCTTGATTTAATAAATGCCAGTATTGAAGTGTTGAGAGGCTACATTCCCGCACCACCGGACGGGACGGAAGGCGGAAAAGACGAAGAACCACAAGCGGGACGCTTGGCAATTCTCCGTAAGCGATTGGAATTAGTCACAAAATGCTTCTAAACCGCCAATAAGCGGTATTTTTTATGCGAAAGGATATGATGAAAGATGGATATCAACAAAATGAAAAGGGAACGTTTTACCCTTGTCACACAGGCCAGAGAATTACTTGATAAGGCCGAAGTTGGCAAAAGAGAGCTTTCAGGCGAGGAAACAACACAGTATGAAGCGTTGATGGCTGATGTTGACAAAAGAACGGCAGAAATCGAAAGAGAGGAAAAGCTTCAAACTCTTGAACAGAGATTGAAAGACCCCGCGCCCCCGATTGTACCCCCGGTGCCAATCGAGCAGCCGAAACCTGAGGCAAAGAGCAAGTTTGCCACAGAGGAATACAGGAACGCTTTTGCCGGATTTATACGCGGCGGGCTGAAAGGCGTTTCGCCGGAGGAATACAGGGCGCTTGCGGCAGACCAGGACATTTACGGTGGATATATCACATCACCGGAGCAGTTTGTCAATGAACTCTTGAAAGCAGTTGACAACATGGTTATAATCAGGGGACTTGCGACAAAATTCCCTGTTCCGAATGCAGTCAGCCTTGGCGTTCCTACTCTCGACAACGATCCGTCAGACCCGGTATGGACATCTGAGATTTTGACAGGCGACGAGGATTCAACAATGAGCTTCGGCAAAAGAGAGCTCTTCCCTCACCCGCTTGCAAAGAGAATAAAAGTTTCACAGAAGCTTTTGAGGCAAGCGCTACAGGGCGCGGATGCTCTGGTAAGAGAAAGGCTCTCTTATGTGTTCGCCATAGTTGAGGAAACAGCATTTATGACCGGTTCAGGCTCCAACCAGCCTCTTGGCGTGTTCATAGCGTCTAATAGTGGCATATCAACGACTTACGACATATCGACCGGCAATACCTCAACTTCAATTCAGACCGACGGACTGATTGAAGCCAAATACGCACTCAAAGGTCAATATTGGGGAGCTGCAAGATGGCTGTTCCACAGGGACGCTGTCAAGCAGATTCGCAAACTGAAAACCGGCGAAGGCGACTATATTTGGCAGCCTGGCATAAGCGCAGGTACGCCCGACAGAATACTTGAAATACCATATCTTATGTCCGAATATGCGCCGAATACTTTTACATCCGGTTCCTATGTCGGAATCATAGGCGACTTCTCCAAATACTGGATAGCTGATGCACTTGATATGCAAATCCAGAGGTTGGATGAACTCTACGCAGAGACGGCACAGGTAGGCTTTATCGGCAGACTTGAATGCGACGGCGCACCCGTATTGGGTGAGGCTTTCCGGCGCGTTAAATTAGCTTAAGAAAGAGGTGAATAATATGAATCTTATTAAAAACGTAAAATTGTCTTATCCAATCCAGTACAACAGCGAAACCAGCTCAACCTCCATAGCCGTCGATATGCAGGGGTATGAAGGTGTGATATTCGCTTTACAGGTAGGTACATCAGGAAGTACAGCAATTACCATGCATGTTGAATGTGGCTCGTCCAGTGGTATGAGCGACATGGTTGACCAGACAGGTACATCCATAATTTCAACGTCAACCGGCAGAACCATGGTAGCATCGGACTTTTACAAGCCGATTGAACGGTACGTAAGGCCCGTAGTTATAGCTGACACTGAATCAGTATACAGCGTATTG